ATTTTGAAAGTTTTTAAATATCTGTGTAGGATCATTTGCAAGTAATTCTTCCAAGAAACCGCTTCCCTCTTTTCCTATTCTTCCCAAAGCTCTGAGAACAACATCACTTGTCAACTTACCTTCAGCCGCTAATTCTTTAAGTTTTCCAATACTTACTCCAAGTTCTTCTGCTATTGGTGCAAGAATTGTTGGCACTTGTTCTGAAATACTTCTAAATTCATCACCAGCCAGCCTTCCTGAGCCGAGAGCCTGTGCTAGTTGTCTAAATGCGTTTGATGATTCTATTGCTGATGCACCAGCCAATTTTGCAGCGGTATTAAATCCAAAAAATACAGTTCTAATATCATCAACACCAACTTTTAATGGAGCTAGTCTTGCTGTTATATCTGTAACTCCCTCAAGAGCTTCAATCGTACTTAATCCAAATGCTTTCTGAGCATCTTTCGCAATCTGTAATGATTTTGCAAACGATCCGCTTTCTTTGGTAAGCAAACCTAGTCTTATTTTTAATTTATCAAAAGTTGCTGATGCGTTAACCGCTTGCCTAGCAACAACTGTTATACCAAGACCAGCTATTGCAGTTCTTAGTCCACCAAATGATTTCTGTAAAGCGTTAGTTTTTTGTTGGACACCATTTAAAGCCCTAGTCGCACCGCTGGCATCAACTTTTAACCTAACGACTGACTCTGCCACAAATAAAAAAAACCTTTATCCTATATTACCTTGAATTGCGTTTTTGTCGTTGCAATGCCTTTTTTTCTTCGTCATGCTTTATCTCATAGTAACCAGCCCAATATATTAACTCTGCCTCAGTCATATTCATTCTGAGTTCTTGTACTGTCTTACCAAGTTCTGTTGCTAGGAAAAACTCAAATCTAAACCAGTTATCCCCTTTTATTCTTTTTTTGCTGTATCTATATCAAGCTTGATGTCATTTAAGAAAAGCTCAAGATCATTTAACACTTTTTCTGGAAGTTGTCTTTGCAACATAGGGGCATCTGACATATCGAAAGCTAAAGTCCCATCTTCTTTCTCTGCCATTTGACAAAGAAGTTGAGTAGATACAACTAAAGCATCAGCGTTTGGGCCAGCTAATTGCTGTGCTTTAACCCTTGCATATCTTGTTATAGGTCTAAAGTACAAAGTCATAATGACTTCATCTTTAGAGTTTTTTACGTCAAACTTCCGTCTTGTGACCATTTCATCTTGAAAGGCCCCAAGCAATACCTCTGCGGTTCTTTTAGTTGTCATAAATAATTGCGAAGAATTTTACTTTTAGATTGCTGATGTAATTGTGCCAGATGGCTTAAATGTAATGCTGATTGTGTTTACATCACCTAATGCAGAACTTTGCTCAAAGTTTGTTATAAGACCGCTAAAGCTGATCTTTTTAGTACCAGCGGCACTATCAGGGAAAAGTTCAAAAGATGCTGTTCCAGCGTCACCTGTGGTCAATACACCATCAACAAATGTTGCAGTCTCACCAGATGCGGCAGCGTCATAAACCAATTCAGCAGATCCCTCACCCTCAATAAGTCCACCAACAAAAGATTTGAAAGTGTCACCTTGAACAGTTGTTTCTTGGGTGTCTTTGGTAATAGACATTGACCATGATCTAGTGCCAAGAACAGGGTTGACTGAAGAGCCGCCATCATCAAATTTGACTTGCCCGACATCACCTTTTACAGCAGCCATAACAAAAAAAAGAAATATTTATAAATATATTAACCTTTTTTCTGTAGTTTTTCTATTTCTTCTATTAGTTTGTCTTTTGATTTTCTTTTGTCTAGTTCAACTCCAAGTTCTCTGCCTTTTTTTTCTAGATCATCTTTTGATAAATTTTGCAGATTTTTTTGTTTTTCCATATATCGTCTGCATTGATGATCCCAATACTGTGGCTCTCTTCTACCTTTGACAGCCTCGATTGCGTCAAGCATTTCTTCAGTAATCTCAATCATGGTGTAAGTGCCTCATAGAGTTCAAATGTTATTCTAACCTGTGTCTGGAATTTGCCCTCTGGACTTGATTCAGAAACCTCTGGCCCTATAGGTGGATCAAATCGCACATCTGAAACTGTAATTCTGTTGAATAGATCTCTTACCCTTTTACTTATGGTGAAATTTGCCCCTGCTCCTAATCCTTGCTTTGTGTAAATATTACAAGTAACAAGACCCACAACAAGATTTGTGGCGGTGGTGCTTGAATTTGGTGCTTGTTGAGTAAGGTATTCACTTGATCCAAAGCTAGTAATACATTGAATATATTGATCGACAGTAGAGGCATCAAAAGGAACATTGTTAAAAACTATAGGTATGGGCTGACCTGTTCTAAACTCATTTCTGATTCTTGTTTCAATAGTTGATCTGACTGTGTTTAAGTTTGTAGCTGCCATTTTTACCTCCCAAATTGTTGCCTAATATATTGTTGCAATTCTTTTCCAATAAGTTCTGGAAATCCCTCAACAGTATTTTGTCTTGTTCTATAAACTCCGCCCCATGATGGTGGTTTATTTATTCCATAACAAACAGGCTCTGCATAAACAACATTGTTCGTTATTAATCCGATAAAACTATTTCTGTTTCTTGATGCACTCATCAATGGTATTTTTGTTTGCCATGCAGCCCTTAATCTACCAGTATCGACTGGAGTTGCTTTCTTAACTCTCTTTGTCCATTCAAGAGTAGTGGCTTGAACAATATCAATTATTTTTTCTTGAAAGAAATCGTCTATCTCAAAAATTTCAATTTTTCTTGTCATAACTACCTCAAGAAAATGTCAAAGCTTATAGCTGTATTATTCTGCTCATTTGTATTAATCTGAACTACTTTATACTCTGTTCCGCTTATCACCACTCGATCAAATGTTGTTGGAGTGAAAGTTATATCTCCAGCAGATATTGTAAGTCGTTTGTCCTGACTAGAAACTAGGTCAGTCACCTCAGACCTCGTTACGTTG